CTCTCTTGCTCCCCAAAACGCATCAATCAATTCAGGCTGTCTGCTTTCCTGAATCATTTCATTAGCATCTTTAAGTGGTAGCTTGGCAATCTTTGCTTTGCGTGGTGATAGTAGTGCCGCACACTCTAGTGCTGCTTGTTGCCCCACATCATCCATATCAAACATAAAGACTACAGTTTCAAACTTCTCTAGCCACTCAATAGATTTCTTAATATCTCTCTTAGCACCTGCCGCACCTGTCTTGACAGATACAACAGCCCACTTGTGATCGAAAGCCTGTGAGACAGACATCGCATCGATCTCACCTTCTGTGATTACACAAGTACGTCCTCCATCTCGCCATAAGCTTTGACCAAATAGACCAGCTTCTTTTAGATCACCTACGACAGCAAATGTTTTATCAGGATAGCGTAACTTCTGCGCTACAGTCTTACCATTCTTATCTTTATAATTGGCAACCTGTACTCCGTCACCTGATTGGTAATCCCAAAAGCGTGTAGTCTTTTCTGTTAAACATCTCTTAACTAACGGCTTGTACTCACCCGTCTTAAAGTTAACATCTTTGACTGCGTTATCCACTATTCTCTCCTGTTCATCTGATTGTCCGTAGTGCTTACAACTAAAACAATAGGTGTGACCATCAGTGTACAAACTGTTTGCATCTGATGAGCCACACTTCTTGCATGGAGTGTGCATTACAAATTCACTCTCCGTTGATCCATCCATCTGGTATGATTTCCTCTGCCCATGTAAAGTTATGTTTGTCAGCCCATTCACCACAAGTCATCTTCGTGCCATCCTTGCGTTTCTTTGCACCTTGCACTGGGCTGTTCGCTCGTTGGAATAAGAACCTTATGTCCAACTCTGGGTGTTGCTCTTTCATGTTACGCATCTTACGTTGTGCGTCTTGCCGAAAGTATCCCTTCACCTCGATGTACGTTTCACCAATCTTAAGATCAGGTGTATAATTTCTAGTCACCGTATAAGGTAACTTACAAGGTTCATACTCATAAGTTACCCCACGGCTTTTGAGGTTGAGTTGTACTCGCTCTTCTAGGGTCGATCTAGAAGTCAGCGGCATCTGCGAACTCCTCTGTTATTACAGAGTCATTAGATGCTGTGTCGCTAGGAGGGGGTGCGACATAGCCATCTTCCTCATCAAAGACACTAGCGGCTGTGTTACCATACTCAACTAGGTCTATTACTTGGACTGCCTTCAGTCTTAACGATACGCCTACCTTCTTGGTTGACTGCATAATGTAAGGGTATGGTTCAAACGCTACCTTTACTTTTGAGCCGTTACCAATGAGCATATCTTTTGGCAGTGGTTGTTTCTTTGCATCTAGTACAGCAGGGGCTTGTTCATAATACGTGCCGTCCTTACGCTGTACCTTTGCTTTTAGTTTAAACTTAAATTCTACTTTACCAGTATCGTCACCAGTATCTTTATCGTAGACTGTTTGCATTACATCCTGAGTGGTCAGAGTATTCTTCAGTGGTGGCTTTTCTTTCACTGCTCTTTTAAATTCCTCTTGGACTATTTGTTCTAGTCGCTCACTCATCTCTGCGGCTTCCTCTTGAGAAAGCTGAAGGTTGATACTGTAGTCACCTAATGGATTCCACTTTGTATCTGGCTCAAGAACTTTTGCCCATTGAGCTGAACCTTCGAGTACCATAATATTTTTAGCCATAAATTATATTCCTATTTAGTTAATGTTTTAGTTTGGACTGCCTATGGGGCACGTTGGAGATTTTAAGCAAAAAAGTAATCACTTTTAAGTACCTCATCAATATCTAACGTCCCTTGTGTTGGGGGTAACGGCACATCCGTCCCCTCCGCTAATGTTGTTACTGCGCTATCGTAGAGATTTTGCAACACATCATTATTTTTATACATCTCAACAAATGCCTCTCTTAGTCTATCGTTAAGCAGTGGCATATTTGGTGAGTGTGTTCCGTAGCTGTCATGCACCATTGCAAAATCAGTTACGCCATCTTCTACACACTTGACAACTGTAGCTGTTAAAGCCGCAGCATCTAGTGAGTGTACTAAGTTGGGAGAGCTACCCGATACTGCTTTACGGGAGTCTACCGAATCGTCTATTGGCTCATGGTAATTAAGCCTCACCGTAGAGCCGTTCAAATGTGTTTTTATCCTTAGTTTTTTCTGATTGTTATATGACTGCCTAACTAGTAACCCAGTAGGTGTCACCCATTCAAACATCTTGTTCTCTTTCGAGTATAACTTTGCCAGCTCTTTGACATAATCCATAACGCTATGCGCTGATACGATAACTTCGTTAATGGCTTGCCAAACAAAACCAGACAAATAAATAGAAGGTCTAAAGAAATCATCATTCCAAGGGTTAGCACCCTTACACTTATCCTCTAACGCTTCTTTGATATACTCTGTACAGGCGTGTCGAGTGCCTGAGTAAGGTACAATCATTACTGGTCGCTTTGTTATCTTTCTGCATACACCTATATCAAGTATCTCTTTCGCCATCCGTGTGTCTTGCTGTTGTAATAACTCTACGGTGCGTTTTGCTACATCAGTATAAATGTCCTGCGGTACTTCGCTTGGTAATAAGTTAACTGCCTTACCACCCTCTTTATCTCTGAGCATCGCTGAGAGGTGCTGTAATCCATTACAAGAGCCGTCACTAGCACAAGGTAGGTGAGTATTAAAAGGCTCACCAAACTCCTTAGAGTTGTTATACAGTGCCCACTCGTAGCACCACGCTAGTGCTTGCCAAGGTTTATCTGCTTCTTGCCACCATTTGTTAGTTAAGGGATCATTATAAACATCGACTGCGTTCTGTACGTTCATGTACGCCCACATCTCTCGATCTTCTAAACTTACCTTATCTACTCCAAATACATTAGCACCATGTATAGCCAACCATCTAGCCTCATCATCGTTCGTGATAGTAACGCTGTTAGCAAACTCCAAGAGAGCTTTACTATAATCAGCATTTTGTGGTGATAAAAAAGATTCAACAGGATACTTACGCCCTCTAAAATCTAACTGCCACACATACCACATATTTTCATACTTAATATACTCCTCAGCAAGTTGGATTGTTCGCTCAACTTGTATACGTTTTGACATAGACCTGTTGTTGTGACTGTGAATCTTGTTACGGTCTGCTTTAAATATTTTAAACCGTTCCTTTTCTTCGTCATTAAGATACTTCGGCTCTTTGCTGAATGGATACTTAGGTAAACTTAAATTATCCTTCGGTGGTAGTCCTTCCCAAGCCTGTCCACTATCCCAACACTGTCGTAATGTCTCCACAACAAACTCATTGATGCGCCAAGGTGTTTTTTGTAGTGCGTTAACACAAGTGTACTCATCTTTAAGGTCACACTTTGCTAACTTATCTATGTAATCTTTAACAACTTGCCTCATGTCCACACCCTCACAAACGGTAGTTTATTAATATGTTCAGAGTAATAACCTCCACCCCAAAACCCTTCCCAATCCTTTGGCTCGACAATACATGGAGAGTATCTTGGCAATGCCATGCTGTTTGTTTCGTTAAAAGCTTTTACCCATTCTACTGTCTCTGGTGTTGGTGCAAGAAGGTACGTAGTTTTCTTTTTAGTAATCTTCTTCTCTAGTTTTACAATGCCTGTATGTTCTATAATTATATCAACAAGCCTCATCCCTACGTTCACTCTGTCTTTGTCGCTCCAGTGTGGTATGTCCAAACCATCGCTTTTAATCTTATGATCCAAACCATAACGCTTGTGGTCAAAACCTTTGTCTGATTTCTTGTTAGCTAAATCAATAACATTCGTAGCTACCTGTCTGTCTAGTTGTAGCCATTTGTCTAATCGTATTTGTGTTTCAATTTGTATGCCAATATTTCTTGCCACTTTATACAATGTGGGCTTCCTGCACATTATATCTACCAATGCGATAAGACCTAAGTACGCCATCTTGTCTGAGCTTGTGGTTGCTGTCAGGCTTTTGAACACTGACCTATTGGTCTGGTTACTTTTGTTATATGCATCAATAGCATCCATAACTGGCTCGACAATGCCTTTGATGATAGTACGTCCATGCCTAGTTTTTGATCCTAAACTTTTCTCTAGTAAATCTTCTGTGCCTTTGTTGTAACGGTGTATACCTGACTGTACCATTCGGTACTCTAGCTCTATCTGTTCATCCAATTTTGCCATAATGTTACCTCTGTTTACGCCACCAATACGGGGCTGTGTGGCTTTACTCATAACTAACTACGTTAGCGGAGCAAAGGATAATACTAATTGTGTTGTTCATTACCGTATATATTTAAATCTTGTTACGGTGGCGTGATAAGGTTTCAAGGGCTTTTCAGTCCTCTGCTCTACCGACTGAGCTACCTAGGCATCTAGGTTTCGAGCCGTTTTTAAAATCTATCTCACGCCACTTAAGCCACGTTACGCCACAGTGCGCCACAGGCTATGCTTCGAGTAAATTAGACCCGCCAACCATAGTTGAAGTGTCCCATTTAGCATACTTAAGAGTGGTTGCAATATTTTTATGACCCATGTAACGCATGATGTTAGCAGTGTCCCAACCCTTCTCAGTAAGTCGTGTTGCCGTAGTATGTCTCCATGTATGCCAACACTTATTTGTTAGACCTAAGTTCTCACGAACCTTGTCCCAAGCAAACCTATGCTTGTATAATTCAGAGTTAAAAGTTTTACGTCTACGCAATACTTCTTCTACTCTTTTTGTTACAGGCATCAGCAGTGCTTCACCATTCTTCCTGTCTGGTATGTAAGCACCATACACTTGCGAACCATCTTCTCTGGTTTGCTGTAACTTGATTAACTTATCGCCATCAACCTTCAACACCTCAGAAGCTCGCATACCTGTGTCTACTGCCACGATAGCATAGTCATGTAGGTAGTCTTCACCTAACCTCTCAAACTCGCTTAGAATGGCATTCTCTTCGTCCTTCGTAAAGTATTCAAGCCTCTCTCTGCCCTGCTCACTTTGACGTTTAAATTTAGGTACAGAAGTTAAAGCCCCTTCATCAACAGCATTGTCTAAACAACGCTTAAGACATGAGATATGTCTGTTTACTGTTGAAGGTGCATACCCTTGGTTCTCTCGCATCCACTTAATCCAGTCAAAGACTGTCGTAGTGCTGATACGATTGATGGGTGACTTCTCGCCCCAATACTTACAGACAATACTTTGAATAAACATTACTTGTCGCTCATTCTTAGTATTAGCCCAGTAGTTTTCATGGCATCGATCAAACGCATAGCGTAGCGTCCATCCTGATGCCTTACCAGTCTCTCTGTTTACCTCCATAGCTGTAGGCATATTGCCCTGTGCTATGTCTCGCTTCCACATAGCCTCCAGTAGCGAAGCATCTTCCTTAGTGGAGAGAGTTTTTCTGAAGCGTTTGCCTTTATAAGTAACGTAAGCTTCCCACCCGCTACCTCTCTTAGATACGCTCATACTATCATCCTTATTATGTATCCTAGACCAATACTGACAACCATGCAGTTGATACAAAAGATAACTGTTTCAGTAATAATATTCATAATCTTATCCTCCTCGCTAAGGCTCTGCCTCGCTTTGTTACCTCGATAAACTTCTCAATACGTCTATCGGGATTCTCGTATAGTTTAATTAAGTCGTGATCTACTAGCACTCGTAAGTTTCTACTTGCACTCGCACTACTAGTCTCCATTAATTCACCAACGTCCATTACTCGTAAAGTCTCTTGATTAACTTCAGTGCGTTGGGCGATGGTAACAAAAGCATACACAGTTTGAATGTGCATCCATGCATCAATCTTCCTGAACTCTGTTAATATCCTTAAGTGTTCTTTTAAGTCTCGACCAGACAATGTTACCCCCTAACCAGTTAAAACAAAAAGTATTTTTAAACACAGCCCATCTTGGAAA